TTGAAAGAATGCTTGACGGATATATAAATAACCAGCACCATTTGGCAGTGTAGTTACATTATCTCCATCATAGTTCTTTCCCATACTTGTAGCCCGATAAATTTTTACTGCAAGTGGTTGTATCATATCTTCTAATGCAGTTACAGTATCAATAGTAATGTATTTGTAAGGATTTCCAGCAGCTTTAATAGCTTTACCAGCATCTAATAACTCTTGTAAATTACTAATCTTTACTTTTAATGCTTCAACATAATCAGAACCATTCTCTAAATCCAGAATCAAATTATCCTCTAAACCGGCATAAGCAGTTGTTTTACCAGTTTTAGGCTTAGAATAAATAACCATTCTTTTAGGATTCTGTCTTTCAGCCTTTACTTTACTTGTAGGAAGTACTATACTCATATTTCACTTTTTGTTTGTTTAATCAAATCATTTAACCATGGTCTTGCACTTACTGGTTTCATCAACATGATTGCAGCAAGATCTCTAATTGTTATTTCAGATAGAGGTGTGTCTGCAATCTCTGTATTGTAAACTTCATCAAGTGATATATCACTTTCTTTTCCAGAAAACTCTTCCTCAAAGTCAGGAAACAATGATAAACTCTTTTGCAGTTTAGGTAATGACTCCTCTTTCTTAGCATCTTCTTTTCTCTTCTCATACAAGGCATAGGTAATCTCTGTACCATCATCTAGTACTGCTACTAACTCTGACAGAGGAACAGTATAAAGAACATATGGCTCACCCTTGAAATTACTACCTTCTTTAGTGTCATACTCTTCAGCATAGAATGGATTAGCTTTATATTTAAAAAGCTGTCTATCCTCACTAAATGGAACTACATCAATAACATTACCCTTATCATCAGTAACATTATCATAGAACTCCATATAAATGTCTTCACCTTTGCTGATTTCAGACTCAAATAATTGTACTTGTCTTCCATACTTACCTTTCTGGAAAAATGCAGTCTTAATAATAAAAAACGGGTCAGCCAACCCTAGTTTCTTAAAAGTATCCATGTGTTTAACAAAGAACTCTTTCTCTTTTTCTTTTCTTATATTCATAATTAAAATTTACTGTGTTGATATTTTCTTTGTAGCACATGCCGGAGTAGGTATCTCTACTATTCTCATCACCTCTCTGTCAAGTTTAAAGAAACTTATCCTTGTGGTGCCATTTCTAGATTTCAAAAAGTGAAAGACCAATATGTCTTCATCATTTATGATATATCTGTCAGGCCCATACTGTCTTATTTTTCTTAGAGAGGGTTTGTTAATACCTAATACTACATCAGCATGTTGCAATAATGCATCAGAACCATAGATATCAGAGTCTAGTACATAATTACCATAATCTCCATCTAAAGCTCTCTTAGGATCATCTATGTTTCTATTCAACTGGCTGAGGACTACAAAAGCTATTGGATATCTCTTTTTCATCATGGTGAGTGCCTCACCTAGAGCTCCTAACATTTCAAATTTATCTTTTTGTCCCTTACCATTCTTAAATAAAGCTGAGTGATCTATTGCTACCAACATATTTGTGTACTCAATCTTTTCATTACCATCTTTATCAATAACATTTTTAGAATGTTTCTTCATTTGGTAATGTATTGTAGCACACATTTCATCTACGGTACATGCATCATAAACAACATCTATTATGTCTTTATGAGCAGTATTATCATAATACTGTTTACATTTGTCAAAAAGATCTTTACTAATCTTTTTACCCTTACTCATTAGAGTGTTGTAATCAGCACCAGTGTTTAAACTGAATTTCCTAATACCACTGGTTTCATCAACCATTTCCATTTGAAACTTTAATATCCGGAATCTTTGATCAGTATTATTTTGTATAATATCACTAATCAATTGTTCCATAAATAAAGTCTTTCCGGTACCAGGCCTAGCACCTACTACGGTGATAGTTCTCCATTCTAATCCATCACAAAAGGCATCATTAAATTTGGGCCAAGCACTTCTTAAAGATTTAATATCTCCCCTGCTCCGGGCTGCCATCTTTGCTAATGCCTTAAATAGAGCATCTCTTTCACTTACGGGTTGCAGTGCTTGTGCACCATTAAATAATTCTGCCATCATGTTATGTGTTAGTTAAATGTTTCTTCTTAACATGGTTATAAAAACCATGTATGGTTGCCATCAGGATTTCAATTATCAAGTACTGCCAAAAACTTATTTCTACAATAAGAAAATCAATAACAGTAAAACAAAATAAAGACCCAACAATAGCAATCATTGATAATTTTAAATTTATCATACTACTTTTTCACTAAAATATACTTGTTCTTCATCATCACCATTCCTAATTATCTCACAGTAAGTTGCTAAGTCAGATTCAAAGGTCTTATCTATGTTCTGCTTTCTAATAAAATATTGAGCAGTTCTCATAAACTCATATCTTCTCACACTAAACTCATCAACATATCTTTCCGTGGCTTTAAGAATCGTCTCCCAATCATAGTCATATGTATCAAAAAACCATCTAAATGGAGCTTCTAGATTCTTGGCATTTACTTTGGCATACTTACCAGAAGACAGTTTCTTATTAGGAAATATTTCTACATATCTCTCTATATTTCTTACAAAGTCTTGCCCCATTAAATCTTGTGAAGTTTTCTTTTTGGTTCTCTTAAAATAGCCATTGATTTCTTCCATAAAGATAAGACTTTTACTTGTTAATTGCAAGTTTTCAGTCAACCAATTGTCCAGTTGCAGTCTTTTGCATTCAAGTTCTTTATTAACAAACTTGTGTGGAACAATTTTTTCTCTTATGCAATGTAATACATAGTAGGTATTAGGTGTTAAACCCTCCTGAACTAATCTTATAAATATATCTGTCATGTTACCAAGTTATTATATTACCAGTTGTATTTGTAACAACTGTAGATACTTTAATAAATAGATTATCTGAATCCCATTTTGATCCATTGTAAGCTGCACTGGCCGGATGTTTTACAAAAAACTTAGTATTGTTATCATTAGTCATCTCAGACCATTCTTCAGCTTTTTTACCCAAGTAGACATAAACTAGTCCTGGATTATAATTATTAAGCCAGTCAAGTAAATATGCAGTAAATTTTTGCCAGATATCATAATGCTTTCCAATCTTTCCTACTTCTGTTGTAAGAGCTGTGTTAAGCATTAGTATACCCTGATTAGCCCATCTAGTAAGATCCACATCTTCACTTACAACATGTCCATTATAAATAGTTCTGTTTACTTCCTCTAAAATATATCTGAGACTTGGTTGTACTTTACCTGTATTGCTACAGCTAAATGAAATACCATCTGCATGATTTAATCCCGGATAAGGATCTTGTCCTATAAATACTACTTGTAGTTTATTATAAGGACATTCCTCAAATGCTCTAAATACCTGTCTAAGTGGTGGAGTAAATCTTTTATTTGATTCACTTAGATTCCATAATCTAGTAAGTATCTCATCAAAATCAGAACTAAATATAAAAGATTTAAAAACTCTATCCCATCCACTGGGTTCAAGTTTAGTAAACATTTTTTGTTTAATTTCCTGTAAATCCATTTTTTGTTTATTTTTGTTTAAAATTAATACTATGTCAGTTAAAGTAAAAGAACTAAATGATGATCTCATTGTTGATGTAAAAGTTAATAAACCTTTCTATTTAATGGTCAAGGGTTTATCCTATTATATCTTTAAAAACTTTCCCAAAGAAACAGTTGAAGAGGATATGAAAGCTGTTATGAGCAAAAAATATAATGAGCTTACAGAACTACAACAACATTTTTATGCAACTACACTTCTACTTGCTGAAATAGAAAGACAAGCTATAGCTAATAATATGTTTAATGAGAAAGAAATATTAGAGCCTGGAGATGAAGGTTATGTAGAACCTAAGCAAGATTAATATTATAGTTCTCTCTACCTATTTGTATACAAGCTTCAATAGCTAACATTATATCACTTTTACTACATTCTCCAAATGACTTGCCGGCCAGACCGGCATGTTCTTTTATAACCAGTTTCATTTCATCAAATGTATAGCCTGACTCCTTTGCCAGTTCCCTAATACAAGCATGTACTTTTGCAAGTTGTGCTTTACTGTGATCGGTACTATACACTTCAATAAACATATCCACTTTCTCACCTTCTTTTAACTTATCTACAAAAATTTCATATGCAAGTTTATCTTGAGGACTTGCAAATGTTAATTTACCATTCTTTTTAATAAACTTTCCTGTGTGCATACCTAACAAATTATACTATTCATTACTTCTAAGAATTGCATGTAATGCTCCTTAGTCTTTATTTCCACGGCAGGTATATCAAATGATTTCAAAACCCAATGATCATCTTTGACATCAATATTATCTGTACTATGTAGTTCTACTCCACTACAAAGCTCCCTATAATAATAATAATAATCATAACCATTTTGACTATCATGATCTGTAATCTCAACCTTTTCAAAGCTAAGATCAATTAATTCTTGTTCTGTCATATGCAATTATTTAAGTCCACCGCAATATATCATTGCATTAATTTTTTCTTGCTCTATAAACCCTATAAAATCAAGAATCTTTTTTAATTTTTTCATTCTTTAAATATTTCTTTTCAAACTTCTCCCAACCTTTTGGATCAAATTGTGTGACAAGCAAATCAAGTTTTATTTCTTCTTCATGCTCATCACACATTCCAATCCCTTTAATATCTAAATCAGGACTATACCTTTTGGTAGCCGGAGCTCCACATTTAACACATGTCATAACTTATTATATAAAAATGTTTCAGGACTAATTATATCTGTAGTATAATTAATATCCTTATACTTTTCATTGTCAAGGGTCCATAGTCCCATTTCTTTTATTCTTTTATCTCTTAAAGTAATTATAGAATATGCAGTAAGATAAGCATTGTCATCATCTGAACTTAGGAACATTCCCAAGAGATTCTGTTTCTCATCTTCTGTAATATATCCTGTTTTTACTAATAAGTTTAACTCAGATAGAAAAATAAATGGTCTAAAACTCCCTTTCTTAGTACCATGTGTGTACATATACCATAAGTACCCCATGTTACTATCTTCTACTTTACATACCATATGATGTTCATGGCATATATTTTCAATAAGACTTGTAATCTTTTGGTCTTTAAAATATCTTATCATGATCTTAAAAATTTAAATACTGCTACTAATTTATCATACTCTTCCATTACCCACTGTGGAGTAAATACAGCTTCATGACCTTTAACAAAAACAATAACATTATCAATTACAAACATTTTTATATCTGCATACCAGTTATTGCTATAAAGTAATACAAATTCAATGTTAATATCTTTATACACATACTTATGATGATTATTAATGTTTCTGTAAAACCCATACTTCACAAGCTCTTTACCTATTAATTCTGTATCTCTAAGTGTCATACTAATCTAGGTCTCTATATACACAACTGACAATAAGTAAGACTAGAAATTCAAGTATAGTTTTCATAGCTATTCCATTAGTAGGTTATTGGCAGATAAAATCTCCCGGAGCTCTTCTCTTAACTTTTCATAAGCTTCAGATACTTCACTAGAAAGTTTCTCATTATACTTAACTTCATTTCTAAGATGTTGATCTATGTCCCATATAGCAGCTCTATACTTCCACCCATCTAATGCTACCTGAGCATCAGATGCAGCATCTTCATCTGTAAATTCAATTATTACTTTCATTCTATTCTGATTTAAAGGTTATTTCTTTTCCTGTTAATGCAAAGTACAGATTTTGTAGTTGGTGGACATATTTAATAGATTCCTCTAAAATAGCCCAAGAATTAAAATAAACTCTACCTT